AAATATCTACATAATAACCTCCGGTTTTGTAGGGAACGATCCCTACGTTTACTCCCAAATTGGCCACATTGTTTTTACTTACATAGCGTCCGGTTTGATTGGTAAACAAACCAGGGTTATCATTGAACAACTGTTCAAGATGATCGAACTTAGATTGATCAACATCGGTTGCCGTTGCTGATTTTCGAACAATCTTTTTATCTGCCAACTGACTTGGGCGAATTAAAGGAACAAATTCACAATGCGGAGGTCCGCTAGTTTCAAAAATTATAACACCTACCAGTGTGATACGCAATGGTGTATTTTCATTTAGCCATTTGACAAATCCCTTGATGTGCTCATCAGCATCTTCGCAAATTAACACTCCGTCATCACATTTTTTATCATACATGTAATAGGTAATTTTGCTGGCATGCACAGGATCGAGCCATCCACTGGCATCTTGGCTTTCAATTACCAAAATTGTTTCACTGTCTTTATCACGAACAACTAGATCTACTCGTTTGCTATGAGTAGTGTGTTCTTCTGGGGTAACTGAATAATCTTCTTCGCTGAGATCAAGTACATTAAGCAATCTCTTAGAAGTTTCAAAATCACTGGCTATGAATTTAGTAAAAGGCACCTCACCGCCGAACCCATTTTTGATATTAGTACGTTTCATTACATTCCTAAGTTGTTACTATCTGCATAGTATAACATAGGTTATGGTAAATGTCAATACATTTTTTTGGGTAGCTCTTGTTCTCGAAGTTTTTTACGCCAACGAGACTTGGCAGCACCTGCCTTTTTTTTCCTCACTGAGGTAGGCTTTTCGTAGAACATTTTATTTCGAACATCTTCTAGTACGCCAGAATCGTCTACTTTCTGTTTGAATTTTTTCATTGCGGTGTTAAAGGGCATGTCTCCGCAAATTATCTTATTCCCCTGTAAAGGTGCTCTATATTTACTCATAATCCATTTTGTTAAAATTATATTTATATTTAATTTTTAACAATGGAGGGTTTGAAGATTTCTTCCAAAAAGAAATCTATATCTGGAACCTGATTGGCATTTATATGCTGATAAATCTTTGATAAATCTTTGTCATGTGTTTGAAATCTCACCATAGGCCTACTGACAATATAACCACTCAATGCTGTGACGATTTTATCAGTATTGTTTAGATCAATAAATACAGCATCAGATCTAGCCAATGCATACAACAACCAATCGATATTGGGTTCACCTGAATAAAAATAGATATTAACATGTTGGTCGATATCTAAATTGGCTAGGTATTTGCTGATCTTTTCTTGGTCAGATTCACATATATTAATTAACAGCAGACTATAGGAAGAATTTTCAAAAAAATCAGGTGGGGTTATTAGTGTTACTTTATTTTTCATTTAGACTCTTGGTTTAACTTCTTCTAGGTATTCGAGAGGAATATCTGCCATTTTTACTCGTTTTGATTTAGCTAATTTGACCCAATGATCAATTATTAGTGATCTATGATCTATCGGATGATCCTCTTCTAAGGGGAGGTCGACTTTTATTGTTTCTCGGATCTGTTCAATTTGATCATCCGTTAACGGACCATCATCCGGTTCATAATTCGGAGCCAGTTCTTCAGCAGTAGGTTTTTCGCCAACATCAGCAACATATGGATCTGGAGTTTGTTCTTCTCTGTTTCTGTTTCTCAAGTTATCAAAACTAACCTGACTGGCCAGCAACAGGATCACTGCCAAAGGATCAAACACCGAAATCAAAATAATAATGACCCAAGTGACTGCTTTTTCTAAAACAGTTTGATCTGTACTACCATAAAAGAATGCCGCAATGTATTTGAGTGGACCTACTTCTGCTTCTACTTGTCTAATTTCTTTGGCGAGAGGGGCTTTTTGTTCGTTAAGTTGTTGGACTGTATGCTGTGCAGTTTCAATATCAAGACGGAGTTGATCCCTTTCTTTTTGTTGAGATTTTCTAAGGGCAGCGGATCGGACAGCACCTCTTTCGTCCGTGGTTCTAGACATGAGTTGATCAACTGATTGATCCATCTGCTGAAGAACTTTTCGGGACGCATCAATATTTTCCTTTTGAGTTTTGATCTTCTCGTTTATTACCGCTATTTTATCTACTACATCACCAGCGGGCACTGCTTGATCCAAATGAGCCTTGGACAAAAATCCAAAAATTCCCATACTGGTTACAAACATCAATACCACAACGGCCGAAACCAAATATGATTTGATCAATAGGGGGGATCTTGACCAATTCTGTTTTAACCAAACAGTGGCCACGAGTTTACTAATCTCTAATATTGTTCCCATAATAATAATGGGAACAGCGGCTGCAGCAAAAATAGCAGTAAGCCCAACTACTGAATAGTAAACTGCTACTGCTGAAATGCTAAGACCACTTAAAAGAGCTAAGTAACCTATTAACTTTTCATTAAATGAGTTCGTCATCTGATTATTTATCGACTCCTATCTCCTCATTTTAGCAGCATCTATTGCTGCTTCTTTGCTAAACACAGGTTGCAGGCAACTCTTGTGCAGAATAGTGATTCCAACTACATTGGATCCAGTATACATTTGTGTTTCAGGTTTGGTAGCATTACCAATACCCGAGTCAAGACTGGGAACATGTGGCTGATCAATGCCTCTGTAGGATAGGGCGGCCGGTTTATAAGCAGGTGAGCTCAGTCCTCGGCTACGCTTACGTTCCTCAGCCTCAACTCCCCATCGTTTTTGTAGTTCTTTCCATTCACGCTCACGTTGCTCGTAGTCAGCTTTGGCTTCTGCACTGGCCCATTTTTTCTTGCCCTTACGCTTGCCAGTGGTAGACAGCCAGGGTCCTTCAAGATGGAATGCCATGATTAATCGTTGACCTGTGTGTAGTTCAGCACATTGCCCGAACCATATTGTGATTCAGCAATCATTTTAGCCTCATATCCGTGATTAGCGTGAATAATAACATTAGCAGTTTGAAACTGATTAAGGCGAACCCAAACATTAAATTTACACATGATCGTTCCTTGAAAGTTGAATTACTGTTGCAGTGTGTATATAATACGCTGAACAGCTGGTTTTGTCAACTGAATCTTAAGTGTTGCTTAGATCATACAATCCAGTCACACCCGGGCCCTTGCAGTTTTTGTCGTTCATAAAGGTCAAAACCTGATTTCGATTACTTGCAGAATTGAAGCTGAGATGATGCCAAGGGTTACGAGTGCCAGTGGTTTTATATTCTAATAAAAATTGATCAAATTTGATGTTGTCTCTGATCCATAATGCTCGAGTGTAATAATCGGCCTTTGTGGCAGATGAGTACTGTATATCACAGGCCTGCCCAGATATATGTTGGCTCTTTCCATTGCCAATATTTGCTCTAAATGAACAGGTCATAAATGCATCTGAGTATTTGTTTTTAATTGGATCAAAGCAGTTGATAATTAGGAATCTCAAATTATCACAGACCTGTTGCACAGTCAATCCGTTCTGCGGGGCTACAGTGGCTACATCGTAAGGAAATACGACCCCCGGCTGTTTGGTAACTGTTTTGACATAATACTTTTTACCAGTTAATGGGCTATCGTACAGTAAGGTGTTATCGATATCGCTGCCAACTGTGACCGATCCTGTGGTTTCTGCTGGAACACTGCCATTTCCTGGCGGTGCTGTATCAGCGGCAGCAGGGTTGGCGCCGGCCTGGTTGCCCTGATCGATTTCATATTGAGTAATGGCACCTTGTTTAATCAATCTCTGTTGATTGGTCGTTACTGCTTCCTCATCCTCTTCACCATCAATCTGATTAATGGAATTCTCTTGAGAGAAGGTTGGAGAATTTATTAGACTCAGTGCAAAGGCATCGCTGTTTGACGGCGGTAACCAAAGTGCAATTTGCACACCGTTAGCAAACACATTGCCGCTGTGATAAACGTCAGTAATTCGCCCGGTACCAGGAATGTATGGCATTGGTTTTAATTGCCCTTGTATTGTTTTGCAATATTTATTCTGGCATTAGCATAGGAATCAACCGCATCTTTTCTTGCCGACACGGTGGCCACAATATGAGCTCGGTTGATTGTAACATATCCAGGTTCTGCTAACATCATGAAAGGTACCATACCTAGACCTTGTTCATTCATGGTTAAGGTAAAGGGCTCAAATAAATTGAGTTTATCTGTTTCGATGCTTTTAAATGTGGCAACAATTTCTTCACCATTGGCCAGTTTGACACAAATAATATCACCGTCTGTAAAACTTTTGTTAGCTAACATTTTTTTTCTTCTGTGTTTAATTCAATCCAGGTGTGGTCACCTAACCACTTGACTTGACATATGTATTCATAATGATTCGGGGCCCCGGCACTCCAGTCATTGGGACCATTATGTGTTAATATTGTACATTTATCTATATGATTATAGGCTAGCCAATAGATCTGGCCGTGATAGATTTGAAAATTGTATTTGGCAGCGTGAACAGCATCTGTAATCTCTAAACGTCGTTTAATATCAGCTGCTTGTCGTTGTAACACCGTAACCAGTTCCATGATGCGATCATATTCCTGTTGGGCATGCATTCTGGCCACATTGACCATGATGTCTTTTTGCCGTTCAACAGGAATAAGATCAAACTTTGGACCACCTGCTTCTGTAGGATATGGTGTTACGTTGCGATTAAGAAACGTAACTAAATTACCCCCTAGTTCTGCGTCGTAACTGTCTCGTCCTTTGAGAACGTTACTGCGTTCAGTCATCGCCGATTAGACGTTCTAGTGTCTTATAGTGATCATATGCCTTTTTCAATGCCGCAAATTTTTCCAACTTTTCAGCATCAGGTTCTTGTAGAATAGCCAGTCTATCTTCAATCTTTTCCATCAGCTTGCCTAAACTGCGGCCCTTCCATTTGATGTCTCCTTCAAATGTAGCATCATCCTTGACATGCAACCCGGGGTTTGTACTAATAGACCAAGTCGGGGATGCTCCGTTACTATACAAAAAACTTCCGCTAGTAGTACCATTAGTGGTATAAACATGCGGCCAAGTATGTGGGTTGGTAGTGGCACTACCACTGTTAATGGTTACATTACCATAACTGTATAATCCACTGGTATAATTCATATTGTTAAAACTGGATACATCAGCAGTAGTCAATGCACTGAAATTTGAAGAATATAGACTACTGATGTCAATCTTAGGTATACTAGCAATGTCTAAAGTGTCTTCAAGATCAGCTGTTTTTGTTGCATACTCGTTAGACATTGATACCCTCTTTGAAATATTTTTGTAGATCAAGAAAGCCGCCAATCAATTTTTCGTTGATGAAAATCTGCGGAACACTGCGAGCACTGGGTATTAACTCTAGCAATTCTTCTTTGGTCCACCCATCCCCGATTCGACGCTCCTCAAACTCAATACCTTGTTGCTCTAGCAGAGATTTAGCTTGATCACAATTCTGACAATTATATTTGCTCCATACAATGGCTTTCATTTTATTCCTTTATAAGTCTGGAAGTTCGAAATGATTGATTTCAGAACTCATCGCTCCAATTACATAATTGGTGCTTTCATTTTCTTGCAAGGCAGTTTGTTTTTTTCCTATATTCAAATGTTTGTTGAACCATGGAATAGGACTGGATTTAGGGTGATCTGCAAGATACTTAATACCGATATCTTTGAGACGTACAAATGCTGTGTAGTCTACAAAATCGCTGAGAATAGCAGCATTGAGACCAATAACAACACCCTTCTTAAACAAATACTCTGCCCAGGCTTTTTCTTCTGCAATAACTTCCATATACATAGCATACACTTCGTCGCGACAAGAGTCAACGATTTGAGCAAATCTTTCGTCATCTTTTACTACATTGTTGATTAACCAAGCAGTCCATTCTGCATGTAGCAATTCGTCCTGTAGAATAAGACTGATAATATTGCCATTGCCAATAAAGATACGATTTTCTACCATGGCCAGACTGGTAGCAAATGATACCATAAAACGCAATGCTTCTAGTGCATAACTGGCATTCAGTGCCATCCAAATTGCTCGAACATGTTCGGTTTCAGGAACACCTACTGGCAGTAGTTCTTTCTGACAATTTAACTTGTGTAATAGGTCATAGTATTTTCCTACACTGGAAGCCATTTCAACAATTTCTTTAGTGTCGTGGATTTTATTAAATTCTTCTTTAGGAACAC